AGTCCTTCAGTACAATGGTGCAAACTGGGTCAATGCAACTCTTGCTGGTGCGACAGGATTGCAGACAAGAACTACGGCACAGGTAACACAATCTATTGCTAATAATACTGCGGCAAATGTTTCTATCACAACTGCCAAAACCTATGTGTTGTATAGCATTCAAACATCTCATGCTGCATGGGTGACAATCTATGACAGCACTGCTAGCAGAACATCTGATGCTAGCAGAACGGAACTGACAGATCCACTGCCAGGATCTGGTGTTCTCACTGAGGTTATTACAACAGGTGCTGTTACTCAAATCATCACGCCAGGTACAATCTGCTATAATACCGCTGCTAATACCACAACTTATATGAAGGTTGTTAATAAGAGTGGTGCAACTAATAATATTACTGTAACATTAACGTACCTACAACTAGAGGCTTGATATGGATAAGGAATACGTTGTAACTCTTTACAGGAAAGAAGACCTGGAGCAGTTTTACAATGAGATGCAACTCAGTAACTTTCCTTTAACTAGAAAGCGTCCTATTAGTAGGAACACTCACTACATGATGACAGAGGAACAGGCAGAGAGACTGCGCCAAGACCCTAGAGTCTGGGGTGTAGAACGTGCAGATAGATTTATTCCTAGACGCCAGGTAGTTAGCAATGAATCATATGCTGTAACTGGTAACTTCTGGAAAGATGATACACAGGGATCAGCAACTATCAGTCCTAATGATTATCAGTGGGGACACATTCACTGTGCAGGAAGTGACGCACAGAGAGGTAAGAATCAGTTTGGACCTATCAGTCAGGGGTGGACATACGAACAAGTCAATGATAGTGTAGAAGTATTCAACAACGGTAGACATGTTGATGTAGTTATTGTTGATGACCCAGTATCATATGATAGTGAAGAGTGGTACAGTCCTAGCAGTAATCAAACAAGGTTTGTTCAGTATCAGTGGTTCAATGAGTTGAATACATTAGTCAATACTATTGATGATGATGGAATGACAGAACCAACTGGAACAATTACATACGGAACTAATGCTTCAACACCACAGTTTCATGGCAATCACGTAACTGGAACTGCATGTGGTCAGCATTATGGATGGGCAAGAGAAGCAAACATCTATAACATGGCAGTCACTGGTCAGTATCCATCTGGACAGCAGTTTCCAGCGTTGCTAATCTTTGATTACTTGAGAGCGTTCCATCAAAATAAACCAATCAATCCAACAACTGGAAAAAGAAATCCTACGATCACAAATCATAGTTATGGTGGCATTATTCCTATGCCAAATGATAACTTACAGTTTGCTGATGTTACCCAAGTAGTTTATCAGGGCACTGTGTATAATGCTGGTAACCCAGGACCTAGTGGGTGGACAGCAGCAGGTCTAACAACTGACTTTGGTATTAGATTTGGTGTTGATGTGTATCCAGCATGGAGTTCTGCTGTCAATGCAGACATTCAAGATGCAATTGATGATGGTGTTGTTATCATTGGTGCTGCTGGAAATGATAATCTTTTGTTCGCAGATCCAAATGGTGCTAACTGGAACAATACTATTTCTGTAAGTGGAGTTGGAACATTCTATTACATGAGAGGTGGTTGGCCAAATTCTCCTGATAGTGGATCAATTAATGTTGGTGCTCTGAGTAAGCAGGGGGACTTTAGGAGATCTACTTACACCAACTTTGGTCCTGCTATTGATGTCTATGCTCCTGGTGATAACATCGTTTCTGCTTATGGAAACACTGGACTAAACGACACAAAATATACACAAGGTTCTGGTAACTACTTTTATCCAATCAACGGAACCAGTATGGCATCACCACAAGTATGTGGTGTTATGGCATGTCTTGCTACTGGCAAAGATAGATTTACACAAGATGATGTCATTGGATATCTTCAGCAGTATAGTAAGACTGGTGATATGACATTTGATGTCAACGGTGGTGGATTCAATGACCCATCTTCTAGGGGAGGAAGTCCAAACAGGTATCTGCTAGCACAAAATCCTCGAAGAGAAGTTGGACAAATTGCTACCACTGCTGGTAAAAGATTTGATGGGCAAGTATTTCCAAGGAGAAAGTTACTGTGTACTGGTGCTTTAGTAGCACAGACGTATACATTTACAGTAGGAAATAGTGGATCATCTCATTATACCTTTACTGGAAGTGATGCTCTAGGAACTTTCAACAATGCACTAGATCCTTCTATCAATTGTTCTGCTGGAGATACTTTAGTGTTCAATGTAAATGCTTTGGGTCATCCATTCTGGATCAAGACATCTCCAACTCTAGGAACAGGAGATACTGTTACTACTGGAACTGTTACGAACAATGGTCAGCAGGTTGCAACTATTACTTGGGATACAACTGGTGTAATCCCAGGAACTTACTGGTATATCTGTCAGTTCCACAGTGGAATGGTTGGACAGATCATTATTGCCTGAGGCATAAATAAACCTGAGCACTAGTATCATTGGATAGTTAAATGTCTGACCGTTTTCCATTAATTGTAAATGAAGTATCAAGGAAGATTGAAGAGCTTGTAGCTGGTGATAGTTTAGAACTAACAAACAATGGTATTATCATCAGTGGTGACAGGGGTGCTGGTAAGTATCTGACTAGTGATGGAACGAATGTTCTGTGGGGTAGTCCTGGTGATGTGTATCTAACACAGACACAGACACTGACAAATAAAACTCTCCTGAGTTCTACTATTTCAGGTGCTTCCAATACAATTACTAACGTTCCAAACGCTGCTCTATCCAACTCATCTATTACTATCAATGGTTCTGCTATTGCTCTAGGCGGAACAGTTGTTACACCAAATGACAATACAACGTATACAGTATCTGCTGTAGATGGACTGTCTGCAACACAAAAAATTATTAGACTAACTGCTGGTGGATCTGGTTCTGGCAATGATGATATCGTACTAGCGGTTGGATCTCCTGCTTCTGTCCCTGCTGGATCTCAACCTCTTGTACTAGAACTTGATAGACAGGGAGATATTATCACTATTGCTGGTACAGCTGTAGATAACAACACGGTAACTACAGTTCAGTCTGCTGTTGGTGGTACACCACAGACTGGTGCTATTACTATCGCTGCTACTGGATCCTCTACTGTATCTCAGGCAGGTGGTACAATTACTATCGACTCTAGTTATGTTGATACTGTCACTAGACTGAGAGCAACTGCTGGACAGGTATTTAATTCTGGTGACTTCACATTCCTTGCTGCTGGTGCGACCAGTATTTCTCAGGGTGTAGATGGAAATGGCGATCCAACTATCGAATACTCCTCCACTGATACTGTCACTAGACTGAGAGGAACAACGATTGGAAGTTATACTTCTGGCGATATTACTCTCACTGGTGGAACTAATGTCACTGTATCTCAAGTAGGATCTACTCTTGAGATTTCTAGTGTTGACACTAACACCGTAACAAGACTGGCATCTGGTGCTAACCTAGTCAGCGCAGGAGATTTCAAGTTTACTGGATCTGGTGCTACTAGTATTACTCAGACAACAGCAGGTGGTGTAACCACATTTGAAATTAGTTCTGTCAACTCTGATACTGGTGCATCTCTAACTGGATCTGGTGGTGTTCTTCTTTCTGGAAGTGACTTCCAACTCAAGAACAATGCTAATTTCACTGGTAACACAGTTATCAAGTGGGACTCTGGTAACAGTCAACTAGCAAACAGTCTGATTACTGACAACGGATCTACTGTTACTATTGGTGGTGACCTAATCGTCACTGGTACACAAACTATTCTAGAGACACAGACTCTGATTGTTGAAGACAACCAGATCGAACTAAGAAAAGGAACTAACCTAACTGGTGCTGATGGTGGTATCCAACTCAACAGAGCAACTGATGCTGCTGGTAACGTATCGTCTTACCAAGCATTCCAGTGGTATGAGAGCGGTGGATACTGGAGATCTTTTGATGGATCTATTGAGCACAGAATGGTATCTGAGAACGAGACTCAGACACTAACAAAT